GTCGAGGGTGCACATCTGCCACGGCCGGTCGACGTTGGCGACGAGGCCGACGCGGCGGACGAAGGAGCGGTTGCGGCGGGCCCACTCGCGGGCGACGGTCTCCTCGTTGAGTCGTCCCCATAGGGCGGGTTCGGAGTCGTCGCCTTCGAGGGGGAGTCCGCCGGTCTTGTCGTGGTAGACGGAGAGGGCGTTGCCATAGCGGCTGATGCCGAGGACGGCGGCCATGTCGCTGGAGCCGAGACCGGAGCGGCGGGCGGTGAGCCAGGCGGCACGGTCGGCGTCGGCGGGGAGGATGAGGCGGCCGGTGGGGGTGACCTTCCGGCCGGCGGCCGGGGCGGTGGTGGCCCCGGCCTGCGCGGTGGTCGTCATGAGGACGGCACCTCCGTCATGCAGTGCCGCTCCCACGGGGAGGCGAACGTGTCGAGCGACGCGTCCGGGGTGGTCATGCCGAGGCGCTTGCCGCACTGGCACGAGCCGTGGATCTCGCAGTCGCCGTACTCGACGATGAGGGCGTGGCCGCCCGCGAGGGTTTCGCGGAAGTCGGGGTCGGGCGGGGTCTCGCGCGGTTCCTTGTCGGCTCGGGCGAGGAGGAGTTGGGCCTCGGTCTCGTGGTATCCGGCGCGCTGGAGGGCGTCGAGGATCTCGGCGCGGGCGCTCATGCGGCACCTGCCTCGGTGGTCGCCAGCGCCTCGATGGTGAAGCTGCCGCCGTTGGACATCCCGGAGTAGATGAAGCCGCGCATCTGCTCCAGGTCGACGTGCACCTCGGAGTATTGGCCGAGGAGGTACGGCCGGATGTCCTTGTTGATGTGCTCGGCCAGGCCGTCGGCGGTGACCGCCCACACGGTGAGCGGTGCCGGGGCGGGGCTGCCGTTCCGGCCGCCGTGGCGGCCGACCCGGTCATAGGTCACGCGGTACTGGGTCTGTGTCGCGCCCGGCGCTTTGGCCATCTCGTCGAGGGACGGGGTGATGATGGCGGTCTCGGGATCGCGCGGCTCGTGACGGCCGGCCTGCCAGTCGGGGCCCAACTTCATCGCCATCGCGGCGTGGTCCTGCTGGGCGAGGTGTTCGGCGTTCATGCGGCACCTGCCTCACGCTGCGCCGGGACCGCCTTCGGAGCCGCCGCCTCACGCAGCCGACGCGTCAACTCCAGCGCGGCACCGCCGTACAGCGGCACCCGCGACGACGCCCGGTCCACCAGGTCGGCCACCAGCTCCTCGTACGGGAGCCGCCCCTCGTCCGGGGTGCGGACGGTGTCGGCCAGGTCGTGCAGCCGGTCCCACGCGGTGGTGTCCTCGGGGTGGAGCAGAGCGTCGAGGACGTCGCCGACGACCAGCGCGGTGAACGCGGACAGTTCGAGGGCGGGGCCGGACGGGGTGGTGACGACGCTGATGCGGATGGGTCCGTCGATGGGGGTCTGGTCAGCCACGGTGGTCTCCGATGTGGTGCAGGAGGGCGAGGAGGTGGTGGAGGGTGCCGTCGCGGTCGGCGAGGGCGACGACGAGGGCGGCGCACAGGCCCCAGGCGAGGCAGGCGGCGGCGAGGATGAGCCACATCACGACGTCACCGCCGGGGGCAGGTCGTGCGGGACGCGGTAGTCGTGGTGCAGGCCGACCGGGTCGTCGTGCGGCTCCTCGACGGCGGCACGCTGCCGAGCGAGGAGCCCGCGCAGGTCCGACACCTGCCGGGTCACGTCCTTTGGCCGGGCCGGCGTCTCGATGACCGCACCCGACGAGGCGTGCAGCGCCTCCGGGGTCAGCGAGTACGCGATCGGGTCCTCATCGACCGTGCGCGTGCTGCCGTTACCGGCTGCGGCCTGGTACTCGCGGAGCAGCCGGTCCAGCGTCTCCGCACGGGCCATCTGCGCCGCGACGCAGGCGTGCAGGTGCCGAATCTGCTCGACCGGGGAGAGGAGCCGGACCTCGGCGTCGCCGTAGGCCGCCGCCTCCAGCACGGCGACACGGGCCCGAAGCAGGACCAGCTCGGCCGCGATCTCCGGCGAGTTGAGCAGGCCGGCCGCCTCCAGCGCGTACGCCTGCGATGCGGGGAGCGGCTTGCCCTGCTGGATACAGGCGTGGATCACACCGGCCGCCGCGTTGATGGCTCGGGTGTTCGTCATGCCGCCACCGCCTCAGCGGCCAGCAGCAGCGCCGACGCGACCTCGCCGGCCGTGCGGCCATCGGCGTCGTTCCAGTGCGCGACCCGCTCGACGGGGTCCTCGTCCACGATCGGCGACTGGATGCGCGGCGACAGGAAGGCGATGGCCTCCCCGATCATCGGCTCGTCGGCGGCCGGGTCGGACTCGTCGGCGGGGACCGGCGCCAGGCCGATCGCGACGCGGAACGCGCCGATGGTGCAGACCGAGCAGCCACCGGCGAACGGGGCGGCCGGGTTCGGTGCGGCGATCGGGTCGCAGTAGGTGCCCTGGTACAGGCCGTTGGTCGTGATGACCTCGGCGGCCCTGCGGAATACTTCGGCGATTGCGTCGCCGGTACTCTGCTTCATGGTTCCTCTTCTCTCTGGTAGTTGAGGTGCCGTGGGGTCGTCCCGGGGCTGGCGTTTCGGGGCGGCCCCTTTTGCGTGGGGTCAGGCGCCGACGGCGGCGAGTTGCGGTTCGCCCTCCGCGTCGGCGACCTCCGGGTCGTTCGCGGCGTGCCAGGCCTCGACCTCGGCGAGGTCGAAGCGGCGGCCGCCGCCGGCGTACGGCCTGACCGGCATGCCCTGCTTGATCCACTTGAGGACCGTCCAGTCGGAGACGCCGTAGTACGTCTCGAGCTGGGGCTGGGAGAGCAGGGGGACGAGACCGGCCGGGAGGGGGGCGATGCGGTCAGCCTTCTTCGGCATCGGACCTTGACCTTTCTTCTGTCACGATTGAAGGTGTGGGCATGCTGAATCCCCGATGGATGGGCCAGTCGAGCCCTTCGGCGATCAGCCAGGCGGTGTGGAGTTCGCAGCGGTCCCGGGCGCTGCGGCCGCGGCTGGTCAGCCGGCCGATCGCTGCCGGGCTGACTCCGCGCCCCTCGGGGTCGACCTTCCGGGTCATCTCGGAGAGGTCGTTGCAGGACAGTCCTTGGCGCTTCATCTCGGCGCGTAGTGGCTGGCCTTCGCCCTTGCGGAGCACTTTCGGCATATGGGACCTCTGTGCGGGTTGATGCTGGTGAGCTCCCCGTTCTGGGGTGCTGTGACATTTCTACAGTTACAGACGACGACTGTCAACGAGGAGTTCCGAGGAGTTCCGAGCGGTGGCGTTCTTCGAACGTGCGTTCTAAGATGGGGTCATATGCCAGCATCAACGGCGCGTGGCGGGGAGGCTACGTGCTGCTCTAGAACGCGCCAACCATCTACTTTTACTTGCGAAAAGTAGATGGCGACGGGCAATCTTGGGTCCGTGGCAACCGAGGGCACTCCCACCGAAGACCTCGCGCAGCTGCTTTCGCGGCTCAAGGACGAATATGGCGTCAGCGAAAGCGAGATCGCGAGGCGCATCGGCGTGTCCGCAGCGACCGTGAATAACTGGGTCCGGCGCAAGCGAGGCACCGGCCGCGGGCCCAATCCGGAGAAGCTGCGCGCCCTCCATCGGGAGTTCCCCAAGTTCTCTGAGGACCAGATCTTCGCGGCCGCCGGCCGGAAGACGCCCGGCCCGCTGAGCCCCGACGCCGAGGAGCGCCTCCTCGAGCTGTTCCGCGGCCTCACCAAGGAGCAGCAGGAGATCACTGAGACGCAGATGCGTGCGCTGAACGAGAGCAACCATCGCGCCCTGTCGTGAGTCGAAGCTAAATGGACTCCATCACTCCCTGTGCATGACGGGTCGTCATATGCCGTAACGGTGGTCGCATATTCCACCACTTGGGGGTACGGTCGTTCGTACGGCCGATGCCCTCCCCCTTCGGCGCAAGGTCCCAATCTGCCTGCGTAGTGGGGGTCGCGTATGTGCGTCCGCATTCGGTTTGCTCCGTCCATCGCCCGCCCGATCTTCGATGCTGACGGCGGTGCCATCACGGTGCCCGGCTGGCTGTGCCCCTCACTCACCGCGATCGCCGTGCGGGCGGTTCTCTCCGAACTTCGAGTTGAGCAGCCCCAGTTCGGTGCAGTCTGCTGGTGTGGGGAGGACATAGACCTGCCTCCCCGCGTTCCCAACCAGCGGAGGACCGAGCAGGTGATCATTCATGGCGCGTAGAGCGTCCAAGAACCCACGCCAGAAGCCGAGCAAACTGTGCGGCTGCCCTGGCTGCCTGAAGGAGTTCCCACCCGGCGAGTACGCCGAGCGGAAGCCGCACCGCGACTGCATCGGGCCGTGGCAAGCCCGGTACCGGGACCCCGAGGGGAAGCAGTGCGGCCCCACCTTCCCGACGCTGAAGGAGGCGCAGGCGCACCTCGACAAGGTGCGTACCCAGGTGCGTGAGGGCACGTACCAGGACCCGAAGCGGGGCTCCATCACCGTGGAGGAGTGGTACGAGATCTGGTGGCCGACGGTCAAGACGAAGTCGGTGACTACCCGGAATCGGAAGCTGTCCGCGTGGACGGTCCACGTGAAGCCCAAGTGGGGCAAGCGGAAGCTGAACACGATCACGTGGATCCAGGTACAGGACTGGATCACCAACGAGGTGAAGGGCCATGCCACCCAGAAGAAGGTTCTCGAGCTGCTGCGGCACATGATGGTCGCCGCGCTCCGCGACCGGCGCATCACGGTGAATCCGTGTCTCGACATCGAGGTGTCCTCGGCGCCGGCGAAGCACCCGGCCGACATGATCCCGCCGACACACGAGCAGTGCGACCTCATCCGGAAGCAACTCGATCCCTACTACCGGCCGTTGGTAGTGTTCCTCGAGGAGACCGGCATGCGCTGGGGCGAGGCGACGGGCCTGAGGGCCTGCAATGTGGACCTACGGCAAGCCACGGTGAAGGTGAAGGAAGTTCTCATCGACGACCGCGGCAAGATCCGGCGCAAGATGGCGCCGAAGAGTGTCGCCGGGTTCCGCACCGTTCCGCTCACCCCGGCCGCCGTCGAAGCCGTCGAAGCGATGTACGCCAAGTGGGAGCCGGCCGCCACGGAGACCCCCATCGGCGACGGCGACGACGTGCACCCGGAGGAGCTCGTGTTCCGCGGCCCGCTCGGTGGCGCGCTCACCCGGCCGAACTTCCGCCGGCACTGGATCCCCGCCATCAAGGCCGCTGGCCTGGCACGTCTGGTGAAGAACGAGGACACCGGACGGAACGAGTTCTGGCCGCGGGTGCACGATCTTCGGCATACGTTCGCGACGCGGCTCAAGGATGCGGGCGTTCCGGAGAAAGAGACTCAGGTCATCATGGGCCACGAGCGGGGCGGCCGGGTCACGTGGCTGTACCAGCACGAGGGGGCCGACCTGGTGGAGCAGGTGCGTGCTGCGCTGGTCACTGGTCGGCACCTGCGGGCGGTGTCGTGAGATTGCGGGGCCACACTGGGGCCACATCGGGGCCACAATCCCCGCCCGGATGGCCTCGGAGATTCTCGGATGATTCCGTTTTCGCAGGTCAGGGAGTTGCTCGGAAAGTCTCGGAAGATCTCGGACCGTCTGACCAGCGGTTTACGGGATCTTACAAAGCAGATGTCGGCGGTTCGAAACCGTCCGCGCCCACAGTGAATAGCCGCAGGTAGCGGCAGGGTTCGGCCCTCCGGTCATGATCGACTGGGGGGCCGTTTCCATGATCGGGGCCACATCGAGGCCACATCCCCATCGAGAGACGTTCATCTGGCTCACTCGATCGAGGGATGGAATAAGTGCCCGAGGCACGTAGAGTGCTGCCCATGAGAGGGGCAGGTGTGCCTCCCCGCGCACGCCTGAGACGCGCCTCTCGTGATCTGCGGTCGTCCGACGGGGAGGTCGGCGCCGCAGGCGGAAGGCCCCCACCGGACTTATCGGTGGGGGCCTTCTCGGTGTCCAACGTAGACCGCCCCGGAGCGAAGCGCTGCCGGGGCGGGACGCCTTGACCGAGTCTTAGCGTCTAACGGCCGGTACCGACGGAGACGCGTACGTCGGGTGGCCGCTGGGGTGTCGCAGGCTGGCGAAGTCGGCGCGGTTCGCTGCCAGTGCGACGGTCGGGGTGATGCCCGCTAGGGCTGTGATCAAACAAATTAGGGTGAACCCTAATCCGTTTTGATCTTGGTGTCGGGAGCGTGGACGGGTGCCGCGCCCCACCCCGCCCGATGACTGGGTCCTCGATGCCCGCCGGGCCGTCGGCGACCAGATCCGCCGCGTGCGCGAACACCACAACCTCAGTCAGGTCGACGTGTGCGGCCGGTCCGGGATCGACGTCGCCACGTACAGCCGCATCGAGCAGGGCCACTCATCACCGAAGCTCGACACCTTGCTCCGCATCGCGCGGGCGATTGGTGTTCCGCTCTCTGATCTTGTGGGGGAGTAGCCCCGGCCGGCCCCGGGCTGGGGACCGGCCGGGGAGCAGCGGCCCCGCTTTCGCCGTCGGGGTCGCTTACCGGCCGGGGGGCAGTACCGAGCCCCGGCCGGAGGTCATGGGCAGGCGTAGACGTCGGCGCTCAGGTCGTGCGCGCCGCTGCGGCCCTGCGCCCGGCCGACCAGGACGGCCCCGACGGTGAGCCGCTTCCCGCAGGCGTAGCAGTCCCAGCCGCGGCCCTGCCCGTACGTCAGCTCGGCGGCCGGTGGGATCACGGCATCCCGGCACCGGCGGTGTCCGGTAGCGGGCGGGACTTCCACGGCGGTCACCACTGCGGATCGTTCCCGCCGTTCGTCCACCGGATCTTCCGGTAGCAGTGGAAGTGATCGCCCGTCGTGTGCGGCCCCTTGGTGCAGTGAAGCTGCATCTCCGGATGCTTGGCGAAGCACAGCGATGGGATCCTCACGGGCTTCACGCGGTCGAGGACGGGCGACCAGCGCCGCGGGCCCGTCATGACGCCCACTCGAGCGGTTCGAGACTGCGCTGCTCGCGGCACGGCGCGCAGGCGTACAGCAGGATGTCGGGGCCGGAGTTGCGAGGGGCGCTCTTGACCGGGAGAGCGGTCGGGGACGTGTCGCCGTGGTAGTGGCAGAAGTTCGACGGTCCCGCTTCGGCAGCCCCCGGGGGGCGGGTGTCTGTGTCCATACCTCGGACGGTAGACGCGGGTGTTTCTCAGGATCGGCCGTGTTTCTCGGTGTTTCTCACGCGGGCCTGGCCGTTTCCGGGTGTTGCTCAGGCAGGCAGCAGCGCACCGCGCGCACGGGCGATCAGACGGTGCGCGGCCCGGCCGGTCACCGCACTGGCGGCGAGCGCATCCCACACCGTGGCGTACAGGGCCACGTCCTCCGAGGAGTCCAGCCACATCTCGGCGTGCCACGACTCGGCGATGACGAGGCGGTCGTCGTGGATCCAGAAGTCATCGCCCGCAGCCACCCGCACGTCGGCCGTGAGGGGGATGATGCCGAGCTCTACCGTGGACAAGCCGTTCACGGACATCAGCCGGTCCAGCTGGTCGGCAAGGACGGCGGGGGAGCAGATACGGGTGTGCAGTGCGGCTTCTCCCATGAGGACCCTGTAGCGGCGGCCCGGCCGGTAAAGCCCTTCCTGCCTGCGGAGCCTGGAGGCGACGCCGGCCTCTATGTCGCGGGCGACGCCGTGCAGTTCGGCGTATCGGCCGAGGACGGCGCGCGCGTACTCCGGTGTCTGGAACACGCCGGGCACGACGCTGCCGGAGTAGGCACGGTGCATGGTGGTCCTCTCGTGCTGTGCGCCGATTGCGTCCTGGACGGCGCGGTGCCCGCCCGCCAGCTGGCGGCGCCACGACCGGTACGTCGACTCCAGCCCGGCCAGACGGCCGCGCAACTCGGCGGCCGCCGTGGGCTGCCCGACGCCTGCGGCCCATGCGTCGAGGTCGGCACCGGTCGCGGTCTGCTTCCCGTTCTCCAGCTTCGAGATCTTCGACGGCGCCCACCCGCACTCTGCCGCCAGTGCCCGCACGGTCAGGCCGGCCTCGGTGCGCAGCTCGCGCAGCCGTGCACCGAGGGCGACCCGGGCCTGCTGGTAGTCGGTGCTCACATAGCGAAGCTACCCGGTGAACTGCCTGTATGGGATGGCATGGTGCCATGCCGCGTCGCGGGCCTGGCAGGCGGCGACGACGGCGGCCGGGTCGGTCGTCAGCTCCATGCGCCTGCTTGCGTTCGTCCAGTTGAAGCGGGCCAGGATGCGGGAGTCAAACAGCCAGAAGTCGAAGTCCGGCAGTCCGAGATCCTCGGCAGTCGCGCGGCGCAGGTACCGGATGTCCTCCCCGGCCGCGAGGTTGTCGGGTGTGGTGGCCAAGAGGTAGCGCTGCCCGTCGCTTGGCGGCTCGTCGAGCAGGCGCACCCGCTCGATGCGCTTCCCCTGAGCGGTCTGTGCGCGGGCGTTGATGAACCAGGGTCCGCCTGCGTCACGCGGCGGAACGATCCCCTTGAGGAACCGCTGGTACTCCTCTGTGGCCTGGTCTGCCGCGTACTCCCGGCGGGTCTCCAGCCGCCACGCGGTGTGCTCGAATCCCTCCCGGAAGAAATCGAGGATCTGGTGGGCGGGCACGACGTCCTGCAACGTCACTCCTTCGGTGCGAAGTTCACGAGCAGCGCGCGGTCGACGACGACCAGCGACTCACCCTCGAGCGGGTTCGCCATCTGCGCCAGAACTTCCGGGTCGGTGACCGTGTAGCCCTGCACCAGGATCTCCCCGGTGTCGACGTCCTCGTACAGCGTCGGGCATTCGCCCGTCTTGGAGTTCGTGCCCAGCATGCGCAGCTTGCGAGACATGGGTGTGCCCCTCTCGTGGCCCGACCGAATGCCGGGAAGTGAACCGTAGTCCGGTGATCTAGAAACACGAAAGGGCCTCGGTTTCACGGGTATTGGCGGCGCTGCGGGTCCAGTGCCAGGGACAGCGGCGGGGACGGCTCATCGCTCGGCGGCGGCGCCCCGTCGCGGCGGCACACCTTCGCGTGCGGGTCATAGTCCGGCGTCTGCCAGGAGTAGCCCTCCGGGCACGACTGGCCGGGCGGACCGGGCGGGCCTTGCTCACCCTGCTCACCGCGAGGACCCGGGACGGTGGAGTCGGCACCCGGCGGACCCGCAGGGCCAGGGACAGTGGAGTCGGCGCCGGGCGCTCCTGCGGGTCCCCTCGGTCCGGGGACGGTGGAGTCCGAACCGGGCGGGCCCGTGGGGCCGGGAACGGTGGAGTCCGAACCAGGCTTTCCTGGCTCACCTGCCGGGCCCGGAGGACCGGGGATCGGCACCGGCACCTTGGCCCGGTCGGGCAGGTCGTTGACCGCTGCCTCCGGGTCCGGCGCGGCCGGCGTGCCGCCCTTCGCCTCGATCTGCGCCCGCAGGATCCTTACGTCACCGGCCAGCGTGGAGACAGCCTCACCGCGCTTGTTGGACTCCGCGGCGAACGCCTGCGCGCGCTCGTTGGCCGCTGCGGCGAACTGCTGCGCACGTTGGTCGGCCGCGTCGATACGGAGCCACACCAGGACGACGGCGCCGGTGAGGAACGCGAGGAAAGCCGTGACCGCCAGCGTCTTCCAGCGGCGGGCGAGTATCCCCTCTGTGCGGTGGCTGCGGGTCACGGTGTCGGCCCTCCTAGGGCGGCGGTCAGGTCGGCAATCTGCCGGTCACGGGCGGCGATCTCGGTTTCCAGGTGTGCGATGCGGGCCAGTAATGCGGCCTGGTCGGCGCGTTCGCGGGCGAGTTCGGCGTGCGCTTCGGTGAGCTTTTGCCGGAGGTCGGCGCGTTCCTCTTGCAATTCGTTGACCAGGCCGCCGTAGCCGGTCATGACCACGCCCTGGTGGGTGGCCCTCGCGTTGCTGCGCTGTCCGATGATGGCGGCCGCGGCCGCTGCGAGCCCGACGACGATCGTGGCGACGGCGCCGATGGTCGCAGCGTCCACGTGCTTCCTCCGATGGTGCTGTGCTCAGACGCCCTTGACGGTGGACGCGCTGTTCTTCGAGCCGACGACACGGGCGGCGAGGCCCTTCAGCAGGGAGCCCGCGGCGATGATGCCGCCCGCGGCGACCGACTCCCAGAACGAGGCGCTGAACATGTCGCCGGGGCCTGCCGCTATCGCGACGCCGGACGCGCCGACGACGAACGTGGCGAGGGTCC